AATTGATGATTATAATAAGCTTCATGATCAAAAAGCTTATGGCGTACCAGATGCACCATTCAAAAAGACTTGGCACGAATTAGCATTAAAGCGAATGATCCGCGAAGCTGCTGAAAAAGGTTATGATAGGCTTTCTTGGACGCCGGGAGAAGCACAGGCGGCAAGGTATGACTTGAGTAAGCAGATAAGCAAGCTTGAGCTTACTCATAATAAGGATGGTGCTGGTGAACTTATAATGGTTCCTAAAAAAGAAGGTGTGCAGCAAAGAATACCAGTTGCAATTAAAAATAGAGACGATCTTGTTAATGCTGTAGGTAAAGATTTGGCCGATAAGCTTTATGATCAAGGATATAAAAATAATGGTAAGGCTTCGTTAGAAGGTTTAGATTTAAAAATTGGTGGTGAAGGCATGAAAGGTTTTTACGACCAAATTATACCAAAGGCATTGAGCAAGATTACAGGGGAGAAGATAAAGACGGCTAGAGCAAGAGTAACTGATATGCCTGTATCAGAATATGATAAGTACCCTGAAGGCCATCCATATAAAGAAAAGAATTTTCCTAAAGTACACTACATAGACCTTCCGCAATCTTTAAAAGATATCGCAATGCATAAAGGCTTTCCGCTTTTTAGCGGTAACTATATGTTTACGCCGGTCGCTGGCAATCCATTTGATCAGGAGAAGAAATAATGCCGTTGGTCAATTCAGCATCAAAGAAAGCATTTCGTGCTAATGTAGAACAGCTAATGAGTGAAGTTGGCAAGTCCCCGCATGTGCAGTCAAAAGAGCAAGCTTTGGCAGTAGCTTATTCAAAACAGCGCGAAGCTAAGAAAAAGAAGAAAAAGAAAGTTTAAAATGTCTAAAATGAAAATCATAACTCCTGCTTCAATGCTCATTGAAAAGACCGCTGGTGAGCTAGCTGGTGTTTTCTATGACGCCTCACGTTCAAGTGGCATGAAATCCAAGCATAAAACAGCTAGAGCGTTCGCCAGAGCTAATCTAGAAACATTTATTCCGAAAGCTGTAGAGCTTTTGATTGAAATCATGTCGCGGCCTAATACGCCAGTAGAACAAAAAGAATTAATTTATCAGGCAATTATGGAACGTACTAACGATGATCAATTAGCTACTATTGGTAAAGCAGCGGGATTACCAGAGTTTGAGCAAACTGTTTTGTATAAAGGTGATACTGAAAAGCCAAAGCCACTTATTATTAACACGCCTAAGTATGATCCTAATTCATTGAAAGGAAAAAGTTCAAATGGCTAAAGCTAATTCTAAGTCAAAGAAAACCAAGATGCCGGTTGAAGGTATTCTTACGGTTAATGCTTCAACACAACCGCAAGCTACTATTGCTCGCGATACCAAAGAAAGCGATGAAAGAGAGCGCAAGTATCGCGCTAAATCAGCATTAGAAGATATTGAACGTGCTGAAGAACATAAACGAGATAAAGCGTTAATGAAAGATGTTAAAGCCTGCGCTCGTGATAAAATGAAAGCGTACGGCAAGTTATGATATATCTTGGCAAAGAATTATCTGAATACGATAAAGAGCAGTTGGAATTTATTTTAAAATCCTTGACGGCGGCTGAAGCCAAGCGTAATGAGGCTAGCCAACATGAGAAATTTAATAAGCTTGACGGCAAGGGAATGGAGTTCCCGCCGCCTAATAAAGCATTCGTTGAATTAAAAAATGCAATTGAATTAGAAATTAAAGAGAGAAAGTAAAAATGTTTAGAAATTTAATGAATGGTATTTCACTTTCCGCGTTGATGTTGCGCGATGCTGATAACGAGCAAGGTGCAGCAGAAGCAAGAGCTAAGTTGCGTGACAGTTTAGCTAAGGGAGTTAATGTAACTGCCAAGTCGGATAATGAGCCTGTTAAAGAAGCGGCTCCTGATCCTGATAAGGAAGATGAAAATAAAGATGAAGATGAAGATGAAGATGAAGATGAAGATGAAGATGGTAAAGAAAAAGAAACAGAAGATGAAGAATTGGATGAAGATGGTAATCCAATTGTAAAAGAAAAAGAAACAGCGGAAGAAAAAGCGGCGAGAGAAGCAACCGAAACGGCTGCTGAAAAAGAAGCTCGTAAGCAGCAACGTATTCAAAAACGTATTGACAGAGCGGTAGCGGCTCAAAGAGCAGCAGAAGCAGAAGTAGTTAAATTGAGAGAACAGTTAGCAGCTAAGCCCGATGGCGAAAAGCTGACTGAAGCTGAAGTACAGGCAAGAGCAGAAACAATTGCTGCTGAAAAGGTAGCTGCTAGGGAGCTTGCTGAATTACAGGCTGACTTCAATAAGGCTTGCGATAAGCTCCAGACTGAAGCAACTAAACTGGATAAAGAGTTTACGCCAAAAGTAGTTGCTATGGCAGAAGAATTAGGACCAATCCCATCTAGGGTTATTGGCATCTTGTCCGATCTGGACAATGGCGCTGAAGTTTTGAAAATGATGGTTGATGATATTGATGAAGCTGAAAAGATTTATGATTTAAAAGACAAGCCTGAAAAGTTAGCAATCGCATTGGTACGCATATCTGATAAACTAGCGGCTGCTAAAGAGCCAAAAAAGAAACAAATTTCTAAAGTGCCTGATCCGGTCAAGCCGATTAATGGTAGAAATGTTCAATCATTGCAAATCACTGAAGCTGATACTAAGGACATGGATAAATACGTTGCAAAACGTGTAAGGCAACGTGAAGAATTAAAGAAGGCAAGAGGATATTAAACAAACTAAAATGTGTGGGGAAATTTTAAAAGTTTTCCCACACTCCCTATTTACAAATTTGTTTTCTTTGGTTAACCCTTACAGCATATAGCGCCTTGGTCCGCTTATAGGCCCTGTACTTAGCCTACCCCCGCCTTGGTCCGGTCAATGGCCCTGATGGCTCGCAAATAGTCTGTCACGAGCAACAGACATTTCATCATCAGAATTTTAATGCGCCAAGAGCGCGGGAGATTTTTAAGTCATGGCTAATACCTATCTAACCATTGATATGATTACTGCTGAAGCAGTAATGTTATTTAAGAACAGCAATCTTTTCATCATGAATATGGATACTCAATATGATGATCAGTTTGCTATCGACGGTGCAAAAATTGGAGATACCTTGCGTATTCGTCTGCCGTCTGACTTTGTTGTTAATGATGGCCCTGCAATGCAGCTTCAGGACAATACGCAACAGTTTACTACTTTAACTGTTTCGTCACAGAAGAACGTTGCAACGCCATATACGACCGCAGAACGTACTATGAGTATTGACCGCTATTCAGAGCTTGTTATGGCTCCGATGGTCAATAATCTTTGCGGCAAGGTTGCTGCTACGATTATGAGCGGTTCTGAAGGTGGTGTTTGCAATCTGACTGCTAATACTGATGGTGCTGGAAATATTATTTCGCCTACTGCTGATCAATTCTTGGATGCCAATGCTATCCTTGATGATCAGGGAGCGGACGATATGGATAGACGTATTGTCAATTCGCCTAAGACTGATGCGCGTACCACTACTGCGCTTCAGGGCTTGCTTAATCCTACTCCTGAAATTTCCGCTCAATTCCGTAGCGGCAAAATGAAGTCAGGACTTGGTTATGCCCGTTGGTTCCGCGATCAAACTGTTATTACTCATACTACTGGTACTTTTTCCGCTGGTGGTACTATCAATCTTGGCGGTCAAACTACTGGTACTGGTGGTGGTCCCATTAATGTTAATGCCATCACTGGCACTTTAAAGAAAGGTGACATTATTACTTTTGATGGTGTTAATGCTGTTAACCGCGTTACCAAGCAAAGTCTTGGTACTTTGCGCCAGTTTGTTGTCACGGCTGATGTTGCTACTAATGGAACGGTGGTTAACATTTATCCCGGTTTGATCCCTTCAGCTACCGGCGTTGCTGGTGGTCCTGATGTACAGTATCAGACTGTTGATGCATCGCCTATTAATGGCGCTGCAATGAAGCTCGTAACTCCTGCCGGTTCTGTCTATCGCAAGTCTCTTGCCTATACGCAAAAGGCTGTAACAATGGCTACTGCTGATTTGGTTATGCCAAAGAAAGCAGTTGAGGAAGCGGCTCGCGCTAATTACGATGGTATCGCGATGCGCGTTTTGACTGACTATCTGCCGTTAACTGATCAGTTAGCTACTCGCGTTGACGTACTATTTGGTTTCCGCTACATCCGCCCTGAATGGCTTTGCGTAGTTGCCGATAGGGTTTAATAATTAAAATTAAGGGGTAGACTAAAAATCTACCCCTTAATTTCAAAATGTTAGTTCTTCAAAGCCTACGCTTTTGTAAATACTATGCGATGGCGGGTAATGGTAATGTTTCCATCCCATAGCCTTTAATATAGGAAGAAACTTATCCTCTCGC